GGGGGATACAAGCTTCTCGGGATAAGTTGCGAAATGTTTAATGCCCATGCTTTTGGTAGGTATTGACCACACGTCACGAAGATTTTTATTTGCAGATACTGAAACGTAGTCGTAGTAATATTCCTTTGTCTTGGAAAACAGGAACAGATGTTCATAGCTTGCGCCTGGTCGGTCCTTCGCAGAGTCAGGCATTGCGTTAGTTTTGTGCCATATAATATCACTTCGTAATATGAAACCCATATCCTTCATTCTGTCTACCACTTTCCACGGCACACCTGCAAGGTTCTTATCTTCATAGCTGTCACCGATATTAAGCCAGAGAGTGCCGTCTGAGCGCAGTACCCTGTGCACCTTCTCCATGATATCGCACAGATTTACAACGTACTCCATAGCCGATGACTCTACACCAATCTGATGCTTGTCTCCGTAGTCCCTCAGGTTCCAGTAGGGAGGTGACGTGACACAGCAGTGGATATATTCAGTAGGAATATAATCCAGCATATCGTAGGCGTTGCCTACTAGTATCTCATTTTTTAGAGGTTGATTTTTTTGTTTTTGCTTTTGCTTCTGTTTTTGCATTGACAGCTGTTTTTGCATTGATAGCAAGGTCTATTACATATTCACTATCTGTGATAGAAAGGAGTACTGCCTCCAGTACCTTGACTCTACCCTTTAACAGTTCAATCTCATCTTCAAGCCTATTAATTATCGCCATTGAATAGCTCCTTTATTGGTATTCTTACAAGTTCTGATTGATTACCGTCTCCACCCTTCATAATATCTGCTTTACCTGTGGTGACAAGTTCAGTTACCAGCTTCCTAAGTTTTTCAACCTTGAAAATAAATGCGTTGTGAAACTCTCCGTGAGTTGTAAGCACATGAATCCACCATTTGGCATCCGTAATAGATATACCGCTTGGCCGGTCTTTGTACCCTATCTCTATTACTATATTACCTGTGGTCCGCCATATATCTCGCTCTGTTTTGACCTCAATAGTTCCTTCGTTCTCAAATATCTTTCTGACCCGCTCTTCCCATATCTGACCGAATTCCAGGTCTAGGTCAAAGTTCTTCGCGTTCATACTCATGTTTTTTCAAAGTGTTCATATCAATACCCATGGTCTCACACAGTTGCCTCATTCTTCTATCAACAAGTAACTGTCCAAGCCTGTGCATAATACCATCAGGTGGGAAACTTCCCTGCTCAAGATATTTTTTCATAATCCTCATGTATGTAATCTCAGCCATGCTGGTCTCCTTCACATTCTACTGAGCATGCGGTACATACACATGCTGCCTTATTAATAAGAGACAGGAACAGTTCCGCAGGTATGACTACCAGTGGACTTTGCCTGTCTTCACGAATGAAAACCCCAACCTCGTTCTTCTCAGGGTACAGCCACTGGGCAATTTTCTTTTTTCGTTTGCAGCCATAAAATTTGCTCTCAATTTCCAAATCTCCCTGCTCATGCTGTGCACCGCCTCTGTCCCTGTTATGAGCCTGTAGACTATATGACTTGGCAATGCGTACAATCTCACGTTGCAGTTCTGCACCCCTCTGCCTGTTACGTCTTCCTCTACTACTTGCGCTAGACACCTATAAGCCCCTGTTGTATTGCATCTGATGTTGCCATCTCAGGAGTTTCGTAGAACTTGCACCTGTCACCCAGGATTCCTACATCTACACTACCAGGATTGCCATACCTGTTCTTGCCGAGAATAAGTTCCACGCTGTACTTGGCGGATGCGTCTGCGTTTGGGTTCTTTGCGTATGGGTAGTGAGTAAACAGTACCATCTCAGCATCCTGTTCTATGGAACCTGAGTCCCTAAGGTCTGATAGTACAGGTCTACCTGACTGCCGCATTTCAACCTTCCTGTTCAACTGAGATACTGCTATCAGACAAAGCCCACAGTTCTTAGCTATCCATTTATACTTCTGCATAATGGTATCAATAGCAAGTTTTCTGTCGTCCGAACAACCGCGTACATTTATAAGACCTATATAATCATCAATGACAATATCGGGCTGCACCTTCTTTATCTCTGCAATAGTCCCTTCAAGGTCCATGATATTATCGTGCATGATTAGGTTCTTGTATTTCTTTCTTATTAAGGGTTTTAAATCGTCCCATTGGTCAGCGTCATCTTCACTCATATTATCTCTAACCCTAGAATAAGTTAAAGACTCAGACTCTATAACGAAAAGCTTTTTCATCATCTCCTCGTTGGTCATTTCCCTGTTAAAAACAAGAATGCGGTGACCGTGGCTAGACAGGAGGCTAACCATATTAACGACTAAAGTAGTCTTAAATTGTCCAGGCCTACCGGCCACCACACTTATTTCTCCACGTGTCATACCACCTGTCAGGTTGTCAAGGACTCCCAGTCCAAACTTCACAATGTTGGAGCCTCCTGACATTACGCTCTCGGTGGTACTGTCTATAAGATTGGAAATATCAAATTTATCTAAAGGACTGATACTAAGTATATTGTCAAACCTCTCCTGTATGTCACGTACCGCATGGATACCTTTGTAAGCAGGATGGTCTATGGACTTAATGATTTTATTGGAGGCTTTGATACATTCTCTTAGCATCCATTTGTCAAGTATCTCGTTGGCGTGTGTTGCGAGATGCCCTGTTGTATACACGTCCTCCAGTAGACCTGTTAGATAGTACTGAATATCATCCGCCTGAGGTTTTAACTCTGCAGATATAGTCATTACATCTACGGGTCTGTTATTATTTCGGAGTTCTGTTATAGCCTCCCATATGACCTGATGGTCTGAGGAGTAGAACATACTTGGGGAGTGTATGTACCGGGAGGCTTCTTCGTACTTGTATGGGTTGGAGATTATCTGCCCGAGGACAGACTTCTCCATTTCCAGGTCATGTGGATATGCTTGTGCCACGACCTGCCATCCTGTACTGATTTATGTTCTTACTGTTTTTACTTCTATCTATTTTGTAACCGTCTTTTCGCAGGACATGAATTACATTGTCAAGTTTCCAGACCCCATGATTAAAAATAGCACCCATTTCATCCACTGTGTGTCCTTTGACCAGTTCATTTAGTATTATCTCCTTGTTGCTCCGCATCGTATCTCTCCCGTAAGTGAATTATGTATGAGGTTAAATAAATTGCCATGTCAGTGACTTCTTCCAGTGCGTCTGTGAGGTCATATGTACCGTCCAGCGGCATTTCCTTGCCGAACTTTACATTACCCATATCAAGGCGCATACTAATATAGTCCATGACCTTTTTGTTGTTGCCGTTAGTCACAGTCATTGCATGTCTTAGGTGACAGGTATGAAGTGGCACGGTTAGGTTCTTCTTGAGGGCTATCATCCGACTGCATATGTTCCTGCATTCTTGAAAGAACATCCCGCACAGCGTCCAGTCGCTCTGTATCTCTTACCACTTCACAGCGTATGGACTCGTATTCGAGCAGTTCCATAATAATCATAGCCTGCTCTTCGGATATGGAGGTCCTACCAATATCTTCTGACATGATAGACTCCTGTTATTTACTGTCTTGTTCTAGGTGCTTGCCATCGCCCCAAGCGTGGGCAATTTTCGCTTTTGCTGCTTTGCGCTGCTCGCCAAACCGACCGGTCCATTCTTCATGGTGAACGTCAATGACCACAGGCTTACCTATAATATCTTCCTCTGTAACTTCGGGTAATTTGTATAACACCCTTCCGTCACCGTTGGATACAGTAGGTATCTCTATGTCAAAGGTCTCAAGTAATTTCTTATACTGAGCATTCCCCTGACCTACAACAACACGTTGTGTTGTCTTGTCTTTATTAGCCACGAAACGCCATATCCCTGTGTCGTACACAGTAACACCTGCATACTCACCGGCCTCTGGGGCAATCAGATATACAGGGGCGTATACCTGTGCCTCAGAGCCGTATCTTGTTGTCCTTTGATAGATGTTTAACCGTTTAATATGGGCGGGATATGTTCCAGGTGGAAGTATTTCACCGGCACTAGGGTCGAACAGGGCTTCACCTTCTAAGGTGTTAAGCACCTCTCCAGCGTTAGGCATTGTTTAAAGAATGCCTGTGCTTGATGCGCCGTTGGCCGCAGTCTTTCTAGTAGGTGTAGGATTTGCCTGCTGCTTTACAGCATTGGCAACTTCATCTGCACTGGCAAACTCAGTACCGCCAACATAACCAGCAGATGCTAATGCTCTACCTATGGCGGAAGTCTCCGCATTCTCTACGTGAGAGGTCTTGTTGATGAAACCTGCACCCTGTACCTCGTAAGCATGTCCTGTAAAGCAATGAAATGCTTCAGAGGTTTCCTCAGTTGGTCCAAATTCCACAGGAAGTGTCAGTGTTGCCTTCATAAGTACGTACTCATGTATGTTATCGTTTAGGATTTCCGTGTGGATACTGTAATTACCGTTAGTATTGGAATTTAGTTCCAATATCCTCTCAGCTACTGTTTTATATTCTTTACCTTTGATATTTACTGGCATGTTAGCCTCCTTCGACTTTTTTTATTGTGTTGATACCACCGCCACATATATCATAGTAGCCGCAGTATTTTGGATTGCACTCCCAGGCATATACAGGGGCAAGACCAAGCTTGACAGGGGGAATACCCTTACCTGTAAAGTCTTTAATCTGCGTCCAGTATTCTTTGGCAGCGTCTATATAGTCCAAACTTATATCTATTTCTCTCATGGTGCTATCGTCTTTTTTATAGTACGTCAGTTTAAGGCCGGCAAGGTCAGCACCGTGAGTCTCATTGTACCACAGTCCGTAGGTGCCAATCTGCATAGCGTAGTTCTCAGAACTATTAGATTCACTACCGTCCCTACCAAACATCATCTTCCATTTCCATGAGTTACAGGTCTTAATATCGTAAAGCGTACCTTCTGAAATGTAGGCAAAGTCTATAAAGCCCTTAACACCATACTTTTCCATGAGAATTTCTTTTTCTATAAAAATAGGCTCACCTTCTATGGTTGCCCACCATCTGATTGCATCCTGTATATCTGTATGGACTACATCTCCAAGTCTGAACAGCCTCAGTGAATCTCCACTGGGTTGCACAGGCTCTTCATGCTCCACTGCATGAAAATAATGCTTTCTGGCACACAAACCTGCCTGACTGGAATGGAAATGCCTGGCATCTCCACGATAACGCCTGTCCATTTTGCGTTCGTTTAGATGCAGGATATAACTATCGTATATGTCCCTTAGCTTTCCGCCTTTATGAGCCAAATCTTTTCCCTTTATTTTTGAGGATTTTACTTCCTTGCTTGTCATTGTAATCTCTTACAAGGTCATTCAGTTTTTCGGTTAATGTTGTACCTTCAAACGAGCAGAGTGACTTGAATATATCCCATGTATCTCTGGTGGTTCTAAAGGACACTGTATAATTCCTGTTGTTCATTTATTCCTCTCTTCATTTATCGCTCGTCAGCCTACGGATAATCTAGAGCCGTATGAATAAAGCAAACAAGCTTTTTTTTATTTCTTTTCTCTATATATATCTTATATATAAAGGTTACATCTATTACCTACTACTATATATCTACTAACTACAGGTATTAAGACTAATAATTAAAAGAGCAACCAACACAGGAAGGTAGTAGAATACAAATAAATTTAGTTGCTATCCACAACTTTTTTAGTTTGGGTTTTACAAGTTTTATTTCTTTTCTTTCTACTATAGACGTACCAGGATTTCTTGAGGTCTTGCCAGGTAGTCTCGTACCAGTACCCGCACTTACATTTTTTTAGCATCTTGTAACCATTCCTTTGATGTGTGTATCTCATGGACAGGTTTGTACATGGGAAATACTTCATCCAGCAAAAGCTGCATATCTGCCACATTACTGGGCTCCTGCTCCTCTATTTTAGTTCTTGATTCCATTGATTCAATGGCTAGAAGTAGAGCCTGGCTGACAATGAAGTGACCCCTCATGGAGTCCATTAACAACATCGCCCTCTGTTTTTTTGTTTTTGGTTTCATGTGATTTCCTTTATTTAATAGCTTAACATAAAGTAACACCGAAGGCAAGACCTGCGTCTCGAGGTAGTATAGGCTTATAATTAGAGCCTTGCCAACGGTGTACTATACTGCGGTTAGTCGGTACTGGTCAGATAATCCCGCAGAGATGTGACAGGGATAAAATACCTATGTCCAATCTTATTGCAGGTTATCTTATTGACTTCAACCAGCTTCTTAATGGTCCCGTAGGACACATTAAAGCACTTCGCCGCATGATGAAACGTCCAAAACGATTCACCGGCAATATAAACATTACCAGTAAAGTCGGAGTCGGGCGTCTTGATGTCCACAGTACCTGTCTTGACAGTGGTACCAGTATTAGTGGCATTACCGTTAGTGACAGGGAGTTGCAGAGCAGGCGTAGTGGTAGGCGTGGAAGCGGTAGTACCAATTCTGGCATCTTCCAGTTCCTGCCTCCTAGCTGATTTGGCCAAGTTAGCTGCCCTATAATCCTCATAGCTATCGCATTTATCTATGCGGTTAGCAGTGGTATAGTGCATCTCGACCAAGTCGGCTACCATTTGGGCTTTCAGACCATGAGCAAACAAGCTTTTAGCCTTGTCAAACCGCTCTTCGGTCATTCGGCGCTTTGGCGTACCAGCCTTACGATTGGTTAACTTCATCTTACGATTGGTTAACTTCATGACAACCTCCTTCTGTTGACCCTTGTGGAATATAGGTAGTGCGTAAGGGAACTCCGCTTAATATACCTATTTCAGTTACTTACTGAATACTTACTGAATCCTGTTTTATTGCCTCTGCCGTTAGCATTAATTGCATGACATGGGCAGAAAATTCGTCCAAAAAATTGTCAAAGCCGGCTAAAATCACAGTGGTCTTTTCTAGTAATTCCAGGCACGTGTCCTCATCACCGACCTTAATAGCCTCGAATGCTTCATCCAACAACTCCTTGACATTGGAAATATCTTTCAGGGCATCATCTGTACGTGTTGTAAATATCTCGTTGTCCATCCTTTCTCCTTCTATTTTTCTTCCGCCTGATTTGTGCGGCAGTTCTACCGTGCTTCTGCAGGTATTCGTTTTGCTCCCGCCTGTCCTGTTTTCTGCGTTTGGCTTTTTTGTTTGGCATTAGAATGACCCAATCCTGACTATCATATCCTTCGAGCCAGACACCCGTTGCCTGTAAGCCAGGACATTATCATGGAAGGTCTTGTCTTTAGACCAAATTTCATCTATCTCATCGGCATACTCATGGTCAGGTTTATCGTACCCATATCTGTCGCAACATTCTCCACACATGGCGTGTGAACCTACGAGCACTCCGCCCATAAGGTTTTTGCCATGCGGGCCATTGCAACCATCGCATACTACCACTTGACCGTAGTTGAATTCCTCCATTATCATTTTTAGCCTCCTTTATTTTATGCCAGACCCTATCAAGGCACTGGCAGATTGGTTGTTGGCATAACTCATAAATCATAAGGGTGAACCTCTGAACTCGCGGAGTCCCTATTTTATACGGGCATGAAGGTTATCATCTTCTATACCCCTATTATGGATTACCAGAGCATCCACCCCTAATTCTTATCTTTCTGATTGTTAAATACTTCCTGAGACTTGGTCATCAGGTCATCATAGTCCTTGCGGGTGAGGGCTGGGAACTTGTCCAACCACTTGACACACAGGTCTGTTAAAATCTCGCACTTGGTCTGGTACTCTACCGGGTCTGTCTTATGTACGTCCATGTTTTTACTCCTCGTCATCGGATTTGTCCCTCTCAACTAACTCATTGGCAATCATAGCCTTCATTTCTAACTCATCCTGTGTTATACCAAGCATCTTCCTGCTAAATTTCATCATGTCATCTTGCATACTTGAAAAGAACGCCATGCACCTTACAACATCATTAATATCAGATTCTAGTTGGTGTAGTTCTTCTTTGTCCACATCATCTTCAAGTTCGGCACGAATTTTCTGGGCCACCAGTATCATCTTAGGATTTACATGCTCACAGAGGAAGTGAGTCAGGGTAAAAGCTGCCTGAATCATATGTCTCAACCTAGGTAAGTCCTCATCCTCTATCAATGCCGTATTTAAAAAGGACTCAATACAATCATTTAGGTCAGCTACTGGGTCTACTGTTTCTTTTTCTTCCATTGTTTTCTCCTGCTATGCGTCAGCCGCCTTCGGTGGCGGTACCGCCTCATGGTATTCAGCAATACCAGAGGATTCAAGTCTAAATTCCAACATATCATTGGCAAAGGTACAGGCCTCGCTATCTGATTTATCACATATCATAAGAACGAACCCTGAATCTCCAGGCTGGGTATGTACACAAAACACATACAGCCATTTACTACCACTATCTGTAACATGATTAACCACATGGGTAACTTCTTCTCCTTTTGACAGATGCTCCTCTAGTGGCTCTCTCAGGTTAAACATCTCAGAGTGGTTTAATACTTCCTCGTCATCGCCAATCATTTTGATACCTGAGCCAATAATCACATCAAATATTACACCTGGTATATTATCTGGTTTCATATTCTCACCTTCCTAATGAGGTCCATAAAATCATCTTCGTCCTGACAGTTGTACATCTTACCAATAAACGCCTCGCTATAGGGCATGGCATCTGTTCTATCCGAACCTAACGAATTATGAAGGTATAACTCCACATCATACACATCATCGTCCAAATCATAGCTTGTGTCCAGGCAGTTGAACCAATAAAGTTTTCTCACATGCCTGGAAGCATTACATAAAACCTCTATACCATCAGCATCACCAAAGAACACTACTACCCTATTCTTCCACCTAAGCCAGTGACCTAGTGCATATTCCATTGAATATAGGCCTGCATGGTGTGAAATATAATCACAGGTATCTTCCAGTGGTAAATCTTCATATCTGCTGGTTTTAGGGTTCATCCAGGCTGCCATGCGGGCATTAGGTGCCGCGTAAATCTCCACATCATTAAGTTTTAAGGCAGCAGTGGCAATACTGCTAAAGAAAGTGGCCTGCCGTCTACAGCTAGGACTATTATCAAGTACCAGCACAAGCCTTTCCCTTTCATAGTCAACCTTGCACTTGTTTATAGGCTTACGTGTGCATGACCTGTAAAGTAAATCTTCCATGTACCATTCATCGTCACCAGGTACAGGCTCACCTGTTAAATCTTCAGCAATCTTGGCAAACACATTGGCAATAGCGTTATTAAGCCTCTTCTTTTTAACGTGTTTTATGATAAAATCTGGGTCTGTAGTCTCCTTGTTGAGTTCCCATTCCGTCGTGTCTTCGTCCAAACGCATGCGCCTGTTCATCTGCCAGTGGTCATCGCCAAAGCCTACCATATCTCTATCAAAATTATCGTATCCAGCACCAGGGGAATAAAAGCTAGTAATAGGTTTTATCTCCATATCCATATTCATATTTGAGGATGTAGGCATAGGTATACCCTGCGGTGTGCCATTGGTTGGTTGAAATCCTTCCTGCATGTTATTTGCTGGACCATCCATTGAGTTTCCAGGTTCACCCTCGTCACTTGGTATGTTGGGCTTGGAATCCTGAGATTCGCCATCATCCTGCCAGTCACGCCATGTCCTGTTAATCGCCATAATCCTCACACAGGATATCAAGTATGTCTATACATGTATTAACGTGACCTATAAAATCATCCGGCCAATCAACACGTAGAATCTTAGTGGTAAAAACAATCACATTGTCCAATAACTTAGCCTTGAGCATGTCCTTGGTAAATGTTCTAGCGTCTGGCTCTATAAACCACCCATCATCGGTAAGCTTGGCCTTTATATCTTCGTATTCCATACTGTGCACACATGCCTTAGTAAGTGGGAGATTCCCACAATACGTGTATTCCATCAGAAACGGTTCTACCGCAGGCTCTATCTTACCATTAATTCTTATTCTAAGTTTGGTATTCCTCTTGTACATATGGTGATAGAACTTCCATTCCACGTTACCATAGGTATACGTCTTGTGAATCTTGGATGGAACTATCTCCATTTTATCCAGCCTTGTAAATTCATGATGATGAGGAATGTCCTTGTCAGCCATTGCGCTGTTCCATTTTTCCATGCCCCAGCCATTATCAAAAGTGCAGTCCATATAAGTATTCTTGCGGGTAAGTGCTTTCAGGTGTAAATCGCCAACAACACCAAGTGCAACATTACAGGCATTGTAGTATTCGTTATACCCAACAGTACCAGTGTATGCAAGGGGAGAATTTGAAGGACGCCCCGCACTATCACGATGACCTAAATACCTGTCTAGTAAAAGTTCAAGATATTTCAGTGGGCATATAATATCCAGACCACTCTCTTTGGACCATCTAAAATCAATCTTACCGTCAGTGCCTGCTGTCCTTTGGCTTACACTACCTCTAAATATGACCTCATCTATAGTAGCCTTATGAACGTGCAGGTTGGAACCGAAGTTTATTATCCAATTAACATCGTCCAAAGTGGCAAGAGGTTCGGATAACATTACTTCACCTCGAATCCCCTTTTCTCTGGACTGATACGTGGCATCCAACTTGTCTTTAATACGGTAAATCTCTTCCAGGTATATAATTTTATCATTAATTAAATGGCTACCACAAAGCTTTGCCCATTCCATTCTACCTGAATGCTCTGAAGGTCCATCAGCCAGGCGGTACAGAAAAGTATAGGCTGCCTTAGTATTCTCCATCAGTAGAGTTGAATCACTGGCAGCGATAGTCTCACCTGAGTCATCAGGCGTAATATCCTCAAACTGTGTAATTGTAGGCTCAGGCATCTGTGCTATGGTATCTTTCTTATTATCATCAGACACAACACCACCATAGACATCAGGGTCAAGAGTAACCATCTCCCTTTGAATAACCTCATCGTCATTTTCCTCACCTTTGGCAAGGAGTTGATGGTTCTCCTCGGTCTTAGTTACAAACTGGTATACTAAAGTATTCCAATCTGCATCTGAACCTAAGTGGTCTATGGCATCCATTAACTGTCTTAATTCTTGGATGGTAGCAGCTTTGGGTAATCTTGCCGCAAGGGTTCGCTTGTAAAGCATTACCATCGTGTTGATATGAGGATTGTCCTTATGTGTCAGTTCCATTGCCTTTTTGACCAGCTTTGGTGATAGCGGAGCCATATCTATCTTAGGAAATCTTCTATAGAATGCCTCGTGGAACTGCCTCTCATCATTGGCTGTAAAGAACACCATCATATTCTCAAACTTTGCGGTAGTCTGTTTGCCTGGTATGGATATTCTACCGTACTGGAAGAAATCCAACAGGAAAGCATCAGCAGTAGGTCGTGTCTTATCCCACTCATCCAGTACCAGTATTACTTTCTTCTTATGGCTTGCTTCCGCAGCCTCGTAAACCGCACCAGGAGAAACCTTGACACCTGAAGCAGTATTCTCATCAGGCCAGAGTTTCATAAGTAGGTCATCTTCTTTTGTACCTGGAGCACATTGAAAGAAGAACATTTTATGACCTGTAATCTGTGAAATTATTATTGGTAGATAGCTTTTACCTGTACCTGCAGGACCGTAAAGAAACGCACCTGCCACAGGCTGGTTGTTTATACTGGCTGAGACCTGGGCTGCAAACTGCCTAGTGCAGAGGTAGCCTGAGTCTGTCAGTTCCTTGTGTAGCTTGTCTACCTTCATTCCTCAGGTTCTTTTTCTATATTTATGATAAATGGTCCATCTTCATCTACGTCCACATCATAATTATCAGGAAGTTCATTCAACTGGTCGTGCTCGTACTGGTAATCAGCATCAGTTCCTGTATCACCACCAAATTGGACGTTCTTCTTCATTTTCTTTTCCCCTTCATACCACGTGGGTTCGGGCTTCTACCTTTAAATTTTTGAGGTATATTGTCAGAGTGCATACCTCTATAGACGTACCAACCATTGTGGTTCGCCTTGAAAAACTTCATTTTCTCCTCGGTACAGTCACCGTCAGGCGGAAACGAGTCCGAGAACTTCCATCCTATTGGAAATAATTTGGTCTTTTTACTCATAGCCAATAACAGATGGGACCTGGCAGGGCAGTACTCACCACGGGCGGTGCTCCGCTTCCTGAGGCTCTGTAGCGAGGCTGTACATGCACCCCTAACAAGTTGTAGCCCTCAAGTTACCAGGTCCCCTCAAATAGTTATGACCGACCAACAGACTGCAGGAGGAGTGGTGGGAATAAAGAGTGTCTGTCAACCGGTCGATGTTAATTACAGGTTCCTCCATGTTCTGTCCACGTGTTCCACTACCACAAAGTAAAGAATCATTACCAAGTAGATAATTTCTTTACTGGTGTAGAGCTGGAACCAGTGAGAGAACAGATTGGCAGACGCCATAAGCGCCACCATTATACCTGATATTAGGAATGGTCTCATTTTACTACCTCTATTAGCTTCGTTATGAATTGGAAGTCACTAATGTGACCTCTGTCTCTAAGCTTCATTAATCTGCTAACCGCCTCGGTTCTAGTCTCTTCCTTTGACTTCTGAACGGTGACCATTTTATCAGGTCTAAACCGCAGTTTCAGGCTATCAACTTCATCCACAGGCGTATAGTCAGGTGGAGTTATCATCCGCACCTTTCTAGTTAAATTCTTTACCTGGTCTATCACCAGGATTGGTAGTTCAGTATCTTTAATAAATTTATTCACGTGTTCGTTGGCAAGAGCATAGCTCCTGAATAATAGCTCAGTTACCAGAGCTTCTTTTGATTCCTCTAACAAGTCCGCAGGTATGCCAATCCTGAACAAGGTAGCTTTGCCCTGCCTGCTTAGAGTTATGTTGGCGTGAATCTTATCCACTATGCAGTGAAGGTCTCTCTGAGCCAGTCCAGCCGACTCATCATTCCCCAGTATTCTGTTTCCGATTCAAAAGTCTCTTCCTCTTTGATGTCATCAGGTATGAGTGTCAAATCACTGGAGGGGCAGTCGCATTCCTGTAATATGGAGCCGTCTACCTCTCTGTGAAACACCATACCTGTGCTAGTGGTGGAACCTTCGAAGAAGACTTTCCTGGAGCCGTTATAGCTACCATCTCCATTGACTGCCACCTCTTTGCAGTGCCATCGTAGGTTCCGATGGTTCTTGCAGGTTAGTGTGACGTGTTTCATTTTCTTTTTTATTTCCTTTATTTGACTTTGTTGGTTTGAAAGTGTACCCTCTCAGGTACAAAATTATGCCCCGCTTTGATTACGAAGGTGCGGGGTCTAACCTCCAGTTGTAGTCACCACCTATTAACAGTTGCCTAGGCTTTCTTTTTCTTAGGCTGCGGCATGTATAACTTAGGCGTTCGTTCTTTGCCGTTAGTATCTATGAAATGCCCTTTAGGGCAATTCTTAGTATTAAAAGCTTCAAACGCTGTTACATAGTCTCTCATCGCTGGAGTCTGTGCAATACCGCCTCTGCCGCCGCCTTTGCCAGATGTTACAAAGCCTTGGCTCTTAACTAGCTCTACTGCCGCCAGTACATCGGCTTTCTTATTGCCGTTGGCTGGTTGAATAGTGCCAGAATTTAAGCCAGTGAGCAAAGCGTTTACATCTTTGAGAGGCAACTTTTTTACTGTTTTACTCATGCATCAAACTTAACATAGCAAGATATAGCATGCAAGCAATAGTAGAAAGCAAGCATAGAGCATGCGACTCGTACAGCTCGCATGCGTTCGCTTGCTGTACTTTAATACTGAAAAAATGAATTGATAAATGAGGCTGAAATTACGCCTAATTCTGCGTATTACATATATTATGTCTACTAACTCGTTATATGCTTTTCAACGTAGCGCACAAAAAGCGGACAAACGGCGACCGGTGCACTGACGATATAAAAGGACCACCCACATTGTAACCCTATTTTTCAAATTCGTATACTTCTTTTCCTTTTCTATATTATCGCACTACATATATATATATTGGACATATAGAACTATAAAACTACCATTATACCTATATACTACTAGTCTACTGTCTTACTCTTTTACCTCTTATATATCTTATATAGGAAAAAACACCTTTATATATAAATTTGTAATTTTCATTTTTAGGTTTTACATTGGCGCATGGCAAAAAAGACCTCAGAAAAGAAATTAGCCCAGAAGCATTGTTCTAATTGGGTGCGCGGTGTATGCATCGGTAGGATTATAAAATATCAGGATGGAGTTACAAAGATATGGTTAGACGAGGAACTTGCAGGCAAGGAATGCATTATAGATAATGGGTGTCACTTCTTTGAGGATTACGTTAGGCCGGCTATAAAATGAGGAAATCATACTCCTGGTGGAAATTTACAGTTGCGCCTATTGCGTAAATATTCCTAAATTGCTCATGATGAATAACGAGGTGACAAATGAAGGTTGAAGATTTTGACGCAGAATGCGTGGTTTTAAATGAATCTGACTTTTTTTACTTATGGTGTTGCGATTGCCAGTTGCGGCACCTGGTCTTGGTGGATGTGGTAAAGTCTAATGATGGCACCAACGTGAAAATTGGAATGGTAAGAGACCAGATGGCAACCGAGCACAAGCGAAAGGAAGAAAATATAGTATTGTATAAGAGAAAAGCGAAGAATAAATCTTGATTTTCACCCGGGGGGTAGTTTTGGACAGGGATAAAGTAATTATAGTCGTGGGAGTGGTGACAAATTGTATACAAAGGTAATAAATGACATTCCTCACTACATTTTCAAGGATGAGAATGAATTCCGAGAGCTTTTCCCAAAGGAAACGCTCTATGATGATTGGCGAAATGCTCCTGAGGGTGCTTGGGTCATGTCAGACGACGGACAGATACTGGAAATTCTCAAGAAGGGGAAAATGCGGAGAGGCCTTTCCAAGAAGTATAATACTTATATCAGGACATTATTGGGCATGCGGGTCGTCAACAGCGATTACGAGCTTTCCGGAGAACCTCCGACACACATATACTCCTTTTCCAGTGACAAACACCCTAAAAAGCGCAGGCTTGAACGGAAACAGTACAATGGAAGGGAATTCATCTTTGCTCAGTACGTTGCGACAGGCCTTGACCCTGTGGATGCGTATTTGCGTGCGTTTCCTACGAATAAGCGTAAACATGCGGAACTTTCGGCTAAGTTACTTCTTAAAACAAAAAGGGTACAGAAATTGATTACACAGAAAATAGAAGAAAAGATGGATGCTCTGGGTATTTCAGAGGAATGGTTGCTTGATGAGGTGAAAGGCGTAGTTGAAGGTAAGCAATCAAAGGATAATAACAAGCTCAGGGCCTTGGAGTTGTTAATGAAGGTAAGGGGCATGTTTCCTAGTTCAGAGCAAAAGTCGGAGTCACTTACAGTATTTCAGGGGTTTACGCCTAAACAACTTGATTCTATCCGTGGTGGCAATTCCAAGCAGTTGAAGACTGTAAATGCCGAAATAGAGCAGTGACAGACAGGCAGAGATACACGGATACTACAGGACTGACCCTGTATGAGAATGCTGATGAACTTGAGTTGGATGACGCAATACGGGAATTAAAGAGATTGTCTTCTATTGTGGATACGATGTATATAGGCGTACCCACTAACAAGGATATCTTTGCTATCCGTCAGATGGTAGATATCATAGAAGCGATTGAGATTCCCATGAGAATATCTAATGGAATCGCATAATGATGAGTCATGTCAAGCGTTCTTAAAAAAAGGCGTAAAAAGATTAAGAGGCACAATTGGAAGAAAAAAAGAAAAGCAAATCGCCACAAGAAGAAGAAGAGATAGTAGAAGATTTTAATATTATACCGGGTGGTCTTGTCGAAAGAGACGAGATACTCAAAAACTCCTATGAGGACATGCTTTACTTTGGCAGGGCTTTCCTACCTAAAGACTTCCTGGATAAGAGTCACTCACCTGCTTTCCATACAAGGATAGCTGAAAAGCTTATTAGTACCGTGCCAGGCGGCAGGATATGCAATATTCTACCCCGTGGGTTTGGCAAGTCTGTACTGGCAAAAGCTGCAATTATGCACAAGATATGTTTCTCACCAAAGGGTGAGCGTCAGTTTATAGCCTGGGTTGCGGAGGAGCAGGGTCAGGCTATTGACCATCTGAAGTATATCAAGTCACATTTGGAATATAATTCTATGATACGGTATTACTTTGGTAATCTTGCCGGCGACCACGTTGGTAATAGATGGACTGAAAAGGATATAGTCACGGCAAAAGGAGACAGGTTACTTGCTAAGGGTACTACACAGAGGCTCAGGGGCCGTACCGAGATTGATGTCAGGTATACAGGTATTGTACTTGATGACTTTGAATCGGAACTGAATACTAAGACACCTGACAGGCGTGACGAGATTAAGAAATGGGTAGTCTCTACGGTATTTCCTGCACTTGAGGAGACGCCCGGCAGGGAAGGTTGGATTTGGCTTATGGGTACCATTGTGCATTATGATAGCTTTTTGCAGATGGTGCATGAGGGTTTTAGTGACGCTGTCAAGCATGGCAAGTCATACCCGTGGGATGTGGAGTTTATACGTGCCGTTGAAGAGGGTGAATCAATGTGGCCTGAGCAGTTTTCACTTGCAAAGCTGGAAGCAAAGCGTAATGAGTTTATAGAGGCAGGCCTTGTTAATAAATTCAGTCAGGAGTACATGAATGATGCAAGAGATATTACTAACGCCGCGTTTAAAATTGACCGTATCCAACATCATAGAATGCGTTTTAGGCGTTCTGGTAATTTCACTTATCTCATTGATGGGGACGATGCTATACCTGTTAATGTTTATATCGGTGTTGACTTGGCTCATACTGCAACAGTGCGTTCAGACTTTCAAGTTATACTGGTACTCGCTGTGGACGCGGAAGGGAACAGGTACGTCCTAGAGTATTTCCGTGAGAAGATACCTACCTTTGATGTGCCTGAGCATATCATTGAGATGTCTAACAAGTACAGGCCGGTCAGGAGGGTGACTATTGAGACTGTGGCAGCTCAGGAGATGGTAAGGGATATGGTAGAAAGGTTGTCACTGACGCAGCGCAGACTGTTACCCGGCATTTTTAAAGGTGTGAAACCACCTGCAGGAATTAAGAAAGCAGACAGGTTAGAGACTTCTCTTGGTCCCATATTAAATTCTAAAAGATTATATGTCAGAAAGAGCATGACAGAGATAGTAGACGAGTTCTTTGAGCACCCAAAGGCTAAACATGATGATATCCTGGACGCTCTTTACTATGCGGACTACTATGCAAGGAAACCTATTAGTACAAAGATTTCCTCTAGTGAAATAGGTAAAAAGGAAGAATCAGGTAAGAAAATAAGCCAAATTGCCTATAATTGGCTTACAGGTGCACGTGTTTAAGGAACTTTTTTCATTTCTAGGAATAGTATACTTTGATACATCAGTAATTGTAGGTTAAATTAACACATATGCCAATAGACAAAGACCCAAGGGCTAAAGCTACCTTAGAACTATTTAGGAAGTGGCGAGACGCTAGGTCAGATTGGGATACTGAGGCACGTAATGATATAGACTTCTATCTCGGGAATCATTTTACCGAGTCTGAGTCAGATGAGCTTCAGTCACGCAATCAGGCTGATGTTCCTATGGACAGGGTATCTCCTGCCGTTGAAAAGCTTAAAAGTGTTCTCACCGCACGCCCTCCAGGTTTTAACGTAGTCCCCAGAGAAGATTCAGACGTTCAGGTCTCCAAATTATGGAATGTGATACTTTCATATATTTGGGAACTCTCTCAGGGTGATGCACAGATGAAACAGGCCATTCACGACTATGCTACTACAGGCCTGGGATATCTATATGTCTATGTTGACCAAGAATCAGATTTTGGTAGAGGCGATGTGAAGTTCACTCATGTTGACCCGTTCAGG